AAGATAGACTTGATCACTTGTGCTCGTGTCATATCTCTGGTATCTTTTCCTGCTGCGGAATCTTCAATTTCTTTAGAAGTTGATAAGTTACCTAGACTATCTAGCACCATAAGTAATGGTGGTCTATCATCTTTGTTAAGTTTTTCATACTCAGATACTATCTTCATAGCCTGCGTACGAAACTCTTGTACTGTCACAACAGGTACTACACCCACACGTGACACATCAAGTCCTCTCTCTGCCATCATATCCTTTGAGATAGCAGATTCAGATTCAAAATATAAAACATTACCCTTAGGGTTCTGCTCTAAAAAATGACGACAGACACTAAGAGCAAAGAATGTTTTACCAGTACTCGACTCACCTGCTAGGGCTGTAACTTTGTTTGAAGGTATGCCACCATAAACGGATCCAGATACAAGAGCGTTAAAAATATAACTTCCAGTATCGACCCAATTAGCAGTGTCACCAGCAGCAATTCCTTCGTCTGCGACTGCTGCATACTCATTACCAATCTCCTTGATAACAGAATTTAAAAAACTCATTAGAAAAATTCCATAAGACTACCAGAACGTTCTGGCTTCCATCCAATACATTCTAGCACATTACGCAAGGGTTCGTAAAATGCTTTCTCAAACTGTTTATCGTGATCTATGTACTTGGTCAGGTTAAACTCGGATGGTAAGTCCTGAAAGAATGAGATCACGTTCTCTTGAATAGGATTAGGTGTCTTGAGATAGACAAACTTAATCTTCTCACCCTCTTGGATAAAAGCATTCTTGTGTTGAATCTTCTTATCCTTGATGTAGTGATTGTACAACAACGCACCACGTACGTGTATAGGAGTACCTTTCTGATAGATCTCCCTAGGATGTTTGTACTTGGTGACACCATTACATCCACGTGGGAATGCAATGTCTGAGACTACTGCCTTACGAGTCTCCTTCTTACAGTTATCGATGTACTCAATAACTGTATCGTTATCAGACGACATAATAAGTCTGAACGCTTTCTTAAGGCGATCTCTGAAGTACTGTGGAACAGAAGACCTTGCAGTCTCCAATCCCATAATCTTCATCTTTGGTTCACTATATCTTACTCCTTCCGAATCCCATACGTTAAGAATGTAGCGTTTCTTTGCTGTCCAAATACCACGGTCAGCAATGTTCTCACGCTTCATTATCATCTTTTGGTCATACGCCGCCACATACGTTGCAAGCTCCTCATACGAGGCATCAATGAACGGTTCCAATTTATCTTTACAGACCTTATCAAGTAAGTCAACGATCCGAATCTTATCGTCAGACTTATTACTAAAAAATTTATCAACAAGAGGTCCGAGATTAAGATAAATCGAATCGGTGTCAGAGGCAATGACATAATCCTCATCCGATGTGGATAAAAGTTTATTTAGATAAGAATTTATCTTGTTCTCTATCCAACGAATAGATACCTGTCCTGATAGGGTGATTGCTTCTGCATTAGCTAGTTTATAATACCTGAAGTACTCATTACCAATAGCACCATAAGCACTATTGAGTTGAATCTTCCTAGCCATCTGGAAGTTGTTAAACTTTGATATCTTTTTCTCTAGTGTGAGGGAAGGTTCTTTCTCATACTTCTTCTTCGCCTCAATCATATTACCTTTATAGATCTTACGTTCATCGTAGATCTTTTCCATTAGTTCTGGTAGAAAACCCCGTACATCCTTACGATACTGAGCACCGTTAGCACAAACACAATCATCACCATCAATCTGCACCTCGCCATTTAAGATCCCTTCAACGCTGGCACTACTGTGTCTAGTCTCCCTGAGGGTCTCTGGGGAGATATTATATTGCATAATAAGGTGAGGATACAGGCTGTTGAGATCAAAATTAACAACCCAGTCATAGCGTCCTGGTTTCGGTTCCTTGACATAAGCACCTGCGTATTTGTCAGACTTTTGATTCTTTATCTTGGGAGGTATTACTATATTCTTTTTTCTTAGATAGTTATATATGATACTATCCCACATCCGTACCTGAGAAAAAACATCTTCAAGGTTGACCTTAGCATCATACGCAAGCGTAAACGCTAAGTCCATAAGCTTCATCTTGTCTTCGAGTTGATCAACCAGACGTACGTCGTGGATGTTGTACTCTACAAATTTCTGCCAGTCTTGGGTATAGAACTCCTTGAAGGTGTCAAACTCTGAGTGATCTAATTTCTTAGACCCTAACTCTACTAGTGCTATGTGATCCAAACGGTAGGATTCCTGATTTGTATAAGTAAATTTCCTATACAAATCAAGATAGTCCAGCACCGTTATCCCCGATACATCATAAGAGATGTTCTTTCTGCCCTGTATATAAATTTCACGGGAACTCAGTAGTTTCCAAGGTGAAAAGAATTTCGTCTGCTTGTCACCAAGCACACGAGCCAAACGATTACAGATATATGGAACATCGAACAGTTGAACATTCCAACCTGTAATTACATCGGGATAGTTTTCGATCCACCAAGCGAGATACTTCTGAAGTAGTTCCTGCTCGTGAGCACATTGTGTGTACGATACATCAGCGTGCTTGTTCGTAAAAGGTTTGGAACCCCATACGTGATACAAGCCCGTAAAACTGTCCTTAACTGAGATAAGTAAGATTTCCTGATCAGCAGATTCGATGTCGGGGAATCCGTTCTCTGCTGCTGTTTCAATATCGATCGTGAACACACGTATCTTACTTGGATCATAGTCTACTTCACCAGGGAAGTTGTCACTGATCCATTGATAGAGATAAGCCTGATTACCAGATATCTCAAAACCATCAACATCCTCATACTGCTGGCAGAATTGCTTACAGTCTCGGATGCCTCCTGGCTGAATAGGTCGAACGTGTTCACCATATAATGTGGTAAACTTAGACTCTTTCTTACTCTTTACGTAAAGGGTAGGTCGAAACTCGTCACGAAAACGAACTTCTTTATACCCATCACAACCTCTAACAAGAATTCGATCACCAACTTGGTCAACGTTCTTGTAGAACTTCATTATAAGAAGAGATAAGGGCAGGAGTAGGTTCGACTATAGTAAGAATCTGATCCGATTGGATCATCATCTCATTCTGTATTGTAACAGACTTAAGCCATCTTGTCAACTCATTACCCTCCACCAAATATGGATCTATCAATCTAACATCTGGTTCACCAGGCAACTCTGCCTCAGTCGGTTCCACCTGTGTCAGGAGTGTCTGCTGGTTCTTCAGTAGGACTATCTGTGGAGAGATCATTTATACTAGTAGGGTCAAGGGATTCTTCTCCTTCGCCAAAGCGTTCTGTGAAGTGCTCAACTAATGGAGGAAGTGGATCACACATTGTAAGGAATGCGTGTTCTTTAACTAAGAATTTTTTCTGTGCAGATAGAGGTGCCCAGTTCTCAAACGTAACGTTTGGTCCTTTCTCAGGCTCCTCCATATTCTTAAAGATCTTACAAATTTGTGGATCTCTTAGGATAAAACCTTGAGGTTTCTGTTCTGCATCTCTTATCTCATAAACATCAGCGATGACTTCCTCACCGCTTTTCATTAACAAGAGTTGTATGGACATTTTAAAATCTTTTTATATATTATAAAAGACCCCCTGACGTTTGTCAAGGGGTTAGATGGTTAAAGGTAATCTTTACGAGAGTGGTGTTCAGGGACGATCTTACCTAACTCGATAGTCAATAGACCATCTTCAAATTTTACATCTCCAACTTGTGTATCGTCAGAGAGTTGCCAAGTGCGTTTGAAAGATCTCTGAGCCAATCCTTTGTGCTGGTATTTAATGTCAGTTTCTTTATCTTCCTTCTGACCCTCCACAAAGAGTTTACCGTACTCAGAATATACTTTTACTTCTTCGTTCTTGAATCCTGCTAGTGCTATCTCTAGTCTGGACTCTACGTTGTTGACTTGGACAAGGTTGTAAGGAGGATAGTTACTTGTAGTTTCGTGTAGATTAAAAAACTTATCAAGGTAATCATCCATCCCAATACTGTTTCTTGTGATCCGATCCATTAGTTCTGGAAGATCGGCAGCACGATATCTTTGAATGTTCATTTTGGTTCTCCTTTAAAAGCGAGTGTTAAGTTGTGTCCCTTACGGCGACACTACTATTTAACCACAATACCCAAAAATATCAAAGTCGGTTTTTACTCTTCTTCAGACGGTTTCTTCGCCATAAATCCTTGAGCAGCTAGTTTACCTACAGGATTTGAAATAGACAACATAGAAACTAAAGAATATCTTAGATGTCCTTCTGGATACCAATCAGGATCATAACAAGCAGTATGAAAGATAGATCCTCTATATGCACTAATACAATTAAAGCGAGCAGGTATCACACCCAATTGGGTGTAACATTCATCACCCCGAAAATACTGCCAGTCATCAACTTCTCCAGTTGCTACTCTACCCTGATCCATTCTCTGTGTTATAACACGAGGATGTAACTTAGCAACTTTTTCATATAACCTAATATCATTAAACTCTTCTCCCTGAACATTAATACGAAAGAATGCTGTACCTTCTCTTTCATCCAAATCATCCGATAAGAATAAATTAAATGCCATATCAGATGGATCAACGTGAGGATAATAGTTACTATTAATAGACTTCATACCTTTCCAAAAGAGATTACAATAGCAAGAGAAGTCATACCAAGTTACTGTTTTACTAGTAATCTTAAATTTCTGAACTAAACCATTAAGATATTGCACATACTCTTTACACCACTCATTACAAATAGGCTGTTGTATACCAGGAGCACCAGTCTTAGTTGGTATAAGATCATTAGTACCAGTACAATAAGAAGCATTAATTAAAAAATCCCTAACATCATAAGGATTCATTAACACATCATCGCAAAGAAGATACTTAGTTTCTTTATATTTTGGATCAATATATTCTGTATACTCTTTTCTGTTAGGATTTAATTCAAATAAAGACTCCCGAATTTCAGGTGTTATTATTCTATCCTTAAAGGCATCGAGTGTTAGCATAATTAAGTTTCAGTTTTCTTCTTACCGATATTATACTTAGATTCTAAAATCCAATCTCCCTTTTCTTTAAAGGAAAGAACCTTAATCTGATTCAGAGGAGCTATAGTATCTATTTTATCCGTTGATATTATACTCAATAATCCCCAATCTGACAAGAGGGATGCAATTCTGTTACGACGTTGTACGTCATTGATACTAAGATTTGTTTGCTTACCATCCAATGCAAACAACTCTTTAAAATGAACTATGTAATACTTACCACGTTTGTGGAGGATATGGCAAGATTGATATATTTTCTTTTCCTTACGAGAAGCTACACCAATTCTGGTTAGTGTCTCTCTCACCTTAAGGAAATCATCTGGTTCCTTAAGAGCAACCTCGATCATCGATTGCTCTGTCCATTGTACAAATTCTTCGGTCATTTACTGCCACCAGTGTCAATAAGGGATCGGATCTCTTTCAACTGTGATGTAGTCAATACCTGTAATGCTTGTCGTGCTTTTTCATTACTATAACCATAGTATGTTTTTACTGCGTCAAGATCATCAAGTGCAGACTTCTTCATCCAAGGAGAGAATCTCTTCCTAGGTCTGAGGGTATTTATAAAGTAATCGTACTGTAAACGCTTTGGTAAGTGATGGGCTGCATTCATTTCATTTGCGTGCAGCACAGAATCTAACTGACCTGATAAACATTTATTGATTACGAAGGGAACATATCCCTTCGTATCTTCTTCATCCCAGATGTCCTTCTTGGATTGATTAATGCTGTAAAGATAATCGTTTAGTTTAGTCACCACTTACACCATCCCAGTATTCGTACCAAGGATGAACGTATTCTTTTCTTTCATCAAGTACCTCATTAATAAGTGCCTTCAATTCTATTTTAAGTTGTGGTTCGATCAATGTCAATGGTGTAGGATTAAATGGTGGGTAAATAGGCTCACCATTTTCGTCTCTAGGATAAATGTTATCCGTACAACCTTCTGTTGTAGGTCCACTCATTCCCTGAGTGTCTATTTTTTCAGTCATTAGAAAGTTCTTACAGGTCCAAATACGGTACGACCAGAGGCATTGAATCTGTAGATCTGTGTCTTACCTGAGGTAAGTTGAACTACCACTTCATCACCTTGCAATACGGCACTTTGAACATCCACTCCAAAAGTCTGAATGACTCCTGCTCTAGTGTCAATGAGTTGTGCACGTCCACCACGTGCTCTTGCGACAATGTTTCCCATTACTTGTACCAATCTCCTGTACTGTTGTTGATAGTATAGTTAACCAATAGAAGTTCTTTACGCTTGTCTTGGTCGGCACCATATGACTGTGTTGACCTCATTGTGTAGGTTAGATCCCACTTCAACTTAGAAAACTTAGGATATAATTCTTCTATATCCTTAGATGCATTGTAAGTAATCATCATATTACCTTCAAAAGCATCACAGAGAGAGGCCAACTTAGTATGCGAAAAAGTTTTATGTAAAGATCCCTTACTACCATAAAGATTATCTTTAATACTGTAAGGTGGATCTAGAAAATTAAACGCATCAGGATTTATTACCTGAGAATAATCCTCATTCTTGATGTTCCAATTCCTAATTGCCTGAGAGTACCACAGCAGACTATTTATACCATTTATGGAGAAGTTAGATTGAGATGCTTGCTTAGAAAAAGAAGAGTTCTCACTCAGTCCAGAGAAGGAACATTTATTACAAATATAAAAGTTAATAGCAGTTTGGTATATGTCATCACTTCCTTTCAACCTTTCCTTGGCCTTATCAAATGCATCCTTATGTGCTTTTAATATATCTTCTTCGCTATCGTACGCAGATAAGTCTGTCTTAATTTTAAACAAGTGCTGTTGCATCTGAGGACCAACATCTCTTAAGGCAGTCCAGAATGCAAACACTGGGAAGTAAAGATCATTGATAGTCACCTTAAGATTAGGACGTATTTTCGTCAAAGCAATGGCCATAGAACCACCACCTATAAAAGGTTCCACATAATAATCATACTTCGTAGGTACATACTCTAACAGTACCTTAGTAGCACGTGACTTACCACCTGGATATCTAAGAGGTGTTTTAAACTTTTTCATAATATAGGAACAAAGATGTTTTGGCCAAAATGCTCAGGTCTAGGATCAACTAAAAGGTCATACGCTATACTAGCACGAATACCATCAAACTGTCCACTAACTACACGATGTTCTAATGAAGCATCACCAAAATACATCTGACCTTGATTGTTTGGTATCATAGTACCATTTTTAAATTCAGTTGTACTAGCTTTATCACTGATATGAATGAATCCGTGATAATCAGCATAAGAATGATTATGCCATTCTAAAGACTTAACACCAAGTTCTTCCTTTCTATGTACATTAAGCCAAGCGTGTATCCATATAGGTGTTCCTAATTCCCCTTTAAGGTTTTCGTATACCTGTCTCCAAAACTTATAGTACTCTGGCAAAGGAGTGCTGAGAGTAATAAGATTGTAAGCATTCTTAGAAAGAGTAGAATCATAATCTAAATGAGGTGGAATTTGAGGTTTAACAATACCTTCCCAAAGTTTATAAACTCTAGCAGTTTCTTTAAGAAGTTCATTCCAATTACAATCTACTGAATAAAATTTCATCAATAAAACTCCCTAAGAGAACTTGTACTTCCTATACGTTTTTTTATAAGGTCACCATAGTCTTCGTGAAGTTCGCAACCCAAGTAGTATCTACCCAATTGCTTTGCTACCATAGCAGTGGTACCAGACCCCATAAAAGGATCTAGTATGGTATCGCCTTCTTCTGATCCTGCTTTAATACAAGGTTCAATTAACTCTGCTGGATATGTTGCAAAGTGTGCACCCTTATATGGTTTCTTATTTACTGACCATACACTACGCTTATTCCTCTTAGTGTATGATTTGGTTAAACCAGAATGAGGTTGCAATCCTGTACCAGGATTGTGATACTTACCATTAGTTCTATCACGTGTACCCCAGTCTTGCTTTACTGGTTCTTTAATCGCTTCATTATCATAGTAATATTTTTTATCTTTACTGAATAGAAAAATATATTCGTGTGCCTTAGTACATCTATCCCTAACTGACTCAGGCATTGGATTAGGCTTGTGCCATATAATATCCTGCCTTAGATACCATCCGTCGGCTCGCATTGCGAATGCGAACATCCAGGGGATTCCGATGAGGTCTTTTTCTTTAATTCCTTCGATTCTATTTCCTCTACGAGGACACACACCTGGTAAGTCCTGTCTAGTATTTGAGACTGTTTGTTTTGCCAGTCCTTGTCCTCTCCCAGGTCTGTAATTATAGTAACTATCGCCAATATTAACCCAACAAGTTCCATCATTTGTGAGCACATTTTTTACCTCTCGGAATACTTTAACCATTTCATCTACATATTCTTCTGGACTTTGTTCCAGACCTATTTGATTCTCCTCATCACCATAGTTTCTTAAACCATAGTAAGGTGGGGATGTTACACACATCCTTGCACTGTTAGGTAGGAAAGCACCTAAGGTCTCACGACAATCGCCAAATAGAATAGTGTCTTTCATCAATCAGAAAAATCAAATTGCCTGTACTTCTCATACAGTGCGTTACATCTCTCATCACTCTTACGACATTGCCATAACTTCATTAGCATATACTTGAAGTCTTCGTAAGGAACACGGACAGATAATCCGTTAGATTCTGGTTCAGTCATCTCTTTTTCCTGATAGGTACATCAATTGTCCAAGAAGGTGATTCCAATTTAACAATCTTAAATTGGTTTCTGTTCTTCTCGTAGGTAGCAGCAGGTTCATCACCAGCAGTCTCACCGTAGTGAGGTTTGTTTGGATCTTTTAAACCCATATAATCAAAGATAGCACCATCTACCATAAACCATAGTGCATCCCAAGTGATAGTCTCTCTCAGTTTGACTGCGATTCTATCAATATCCTCACCATCAAGATACTCACCAGTTGCTATTGCGTGTGAGTAATCTTCATACTGAGTCAAGAGTTTTGCTCTTGCTTCTACCAACTTGTTGAGGTTGATAGTAATCTTCACATCATCGTCGATGGATACGGCCATTAAGATAATCCTCCTTTGTTTTTTCTAGATGACAATCGGTACATAATAACTGACATTTCTCCAATTCTCTGAAAGTAACTTCATAGTTGTTACCAGCATTAAATTCGTGTTCCTTAAGCTGAGGATCTATATGATCAAAGTTCCAACCATTTGGAGGATCCTTTGTACCACACATTTCACACTTACCACCTCTAACACAAATGAATATTTCTTTACAAACAGCTCTTCTTATTTCAATTCTCTTTTGTCTTTTACCACTCGCTTGATCTTCTTTAAACTTTTTATTTCTTACTTCCATTCCACCACCATTCCAATACCAGTTAGAATCTTCTATAGCTAAACATTGTTTGCAACGTGTTTTGTATGCTTGATCACCATTTTTCTTGAATCCACTTTTACTGAATTCACTAAAAGGTTTTTCTACTTTACATTTGGTGCAAACCTTCATTTGAATTCACACTCTAACATAATCTGTGTCATACAGGCCAAGAGATTGATCTCTTGATCTGCTACGAAAGCAGACTTATATTGATACTCAGCAAGGATAAGAACTAACTGAGGTACAGTCCTACCAGTTAGATTAGCACTCAACCCTTCATAGATCTTACGGAAAATCATATTAGGATCGTTATCAAGGTTTTCTACAACCCAACTACGAACAGTACTAAACTCCTTCTTTGACATTGCTTTAATAAGAGCAGAGATATCCAGTTCAGATATATCAACGAGAATGCCACTGTCTACAGATCCACTAGCAGAGTGTCTCTGTAACTCATTAAGAGTACGTCTCCAGTCTGGATAATGTTTCTGTACTAACTTGACTAGTACCTTATCTTCAGCAGTGACTGCGTTCTCCTTAAGGATCTGTCTGATCCTCATAAAGAATTGTCCTTGTAGATCTAACTTATCTTCCTTCTTAATTACAAAATCAAATACAGAGCACCTAGACTGTAATGGTTGAATGATCTTGTTCTTGTAGTTACAAGTAAAGATAAACCTACAGTTGTTCTGATAGTCTTCGATGGCAGCACGTAACTGTGACTGAACGTCAGCAGTCATATTATCTGCTTCATCTATAATCACGCACTTGTGCTTTGACCCTGTAAGACTAATAGAGCTAGCAAAGTTTTTAACTCTTGTTCTAACTGTATCAAGGTAGCGACCTTCATCAGAACCATTAATAACAATATTGCTAACACCCAACTCATCGCAAAGAGCACGAGCGATTGTCGTCTTGCCAATACCACTAGTGCCTGAGAGGAGGAGGTTAGGGAACTCTCCAGCGTCCACAAACTCCTGAAACGTTGTCTTAAGGTTTTCAGGTAGGATACAATCATTAATTTTGTTAGGACGATATTCTTCGACCCATAAGAACTTCTTCATCTATGGCTCCAGTGCAATGTAATAACTCAAGTCAAGATCATTATGATTCCACTTGGATATTAATTTACTGGATACACTTACTTTGTAGTCTCCTTGGAAGAGTCGGAGATTTTCAACTTTGAAATCAAGTGCATAGTTACCGTCTGTGGATCCTTGTACAACTTGATCATAATGGTTCGATGTGTCGTCTTCTTTGTCACGTACCTTTAGAATAACGGTTTGCTCTTCACCACTAACAGTGAAATCTGGTAGACCATATACAGCAGCAGCTCTGGTTAATGCACCAATCTGTTCCTCTGTGACTGTGAACTCAATGTTCCCACCAGGAAATTTGATCTCACGATCAGGTGCTGCTTTCATAGTGATTTCAGGATCACTAAAGTAGTACTTGACTCTACGTCCCTGACCTCCATCTTTAATCGTAACGTAGTTAGGATTATCGAAGTGTAGTACAGGATCATCAAACAACAAGAGACCAGCAATGAACTGGTTCAAGTCATAGATGGCAAAGTCAATAGGGAATGTCTCTTCTACCTTAGCAGATGCAAGAATGTTTTCTGCATTACTAATAGTCTTAAGAACGTTTCCAGTCTTCACAACAATGCTAGTGTTGATTGTGGCAAAGTTTTTTAAAATTGCTAGTGTCTGTTTTGACAGAGTAACTGCGGTCATTTGTCGTAATCAACTGAGAATGATGTAGTTCCATCATTGATAGACATCGCACGTGCGGTCTTATCATTGAAATGGAGTAAGAGTACAGCATAGTGGATGATCTTAATGATGTCCTTACGTGCTGAACCCTTTCGATCGTAACGAGAAGCATACTTTAGAATGTTACTTCTACAGAA